ATTAGAAACCGATAACCCACCGATTGATTGGAGTGACAACGCGGCTGTGAGGGCGCTAGGAATGCGTCTACGTGAGCAATCCGTCAGGAAGAATCATAAGCAACGCGACTTTAACCCCAATACCCTCCGCGATCCGTCACCGTCGGCCAGATTAACGGGCGAAGAACGGGAGCGGATCCGCCGTATCCAGTGTGATTTATCCCAGCGTGGTATCAGTGTTCAACGCTGGGAGCTGGAAGCGCTGGCGCGTGGGGCAAAGATGAAGGTAGACGGCGAACTTATTTCATACCCGCCGGCTGATGAGTGGCCGGGGTTTAGTGAGAATTTCCTGGAATAGCTTGATACCAGGCTACTAGCACTACGTTGATGTATCAGATCACCAATAAAACGGTTTAATCTTTAATTTACAACACGTTGAATAATTTATTGACTGCCGTTTCATTTTGAAAAATACTGTATATAAGAACAGTAAAAAGGAATAGTATGGAAACCTTAGAAAACGCACAGCTTGCACTTTCTCGTGTGCAATTTATCGCTGAGATAGCGTTAGTAGCTGATTGCGACAAGAAAGACCTACAGACAGCGTTAGCTACCATATCCCACCTGGTCGAGGTCGAACTAAAAACACATGGCCTGGTGAGTCCAACTACTATTTACGACACTAAAAATTAACGCTATAAAGTATGTCGTGCTCATCGCATGGATGTGCATGAATTTGCATGCTGGATCCCTTAGCTCAAAAACCTTATAACGCCCTGCCCTACATGGATCGCGCTGGATCATGCGGGTGCATGAAAAGCGACACACAAAGCGGGCAGGCGTGGCGGGGATAGCATTGCGCGCGAAGATATTCACTTTATTCATAATACAGAAATATTCATATAAACATTTAATACATAGTACACAGCAAGGAACTTTATATGGTTATTAACGTTATCCGTCGTATAGGAAGTGGTGGTTTTGGAAATGTTGATTTAGTACAAGATATACAAACCAATAATTGCTTTGCAAGAAAAACATTTTCAATAAATCAGCCACAAACACTACCTGAAGAATTAGCAGAAAATGTTAAAAGAAGGTTCATTAGGGAAGCTAGTGTGCAATATACGCTTAATCATAGAAATATTGTCCCTGTTCTTTATAAAGATTTAAATGGAGACCCCCCATCTTTCCTAATGCCAGTCGCATCATCAAGCCTAGATAAAGACATTAGTATTAGCCGAAATCTAAATGGAGGTTTTTTACGTGCAATCATGGATATTTTATCAGGGCTTGAAGAGTTACATTCAATGCACATATATCATCGAGACCTCAAACCTCAGAATGTTTTAAGATTTGACCTTAATAATGAATCATTCTATGCAATTAGTGATTTCGGGTTAATGTCACTCAGAGATACACAACTCTCCGCATTAACTCATACAGGCATGAAAATGGGATCGGATTATTATACCGCTCCTGAAATCGTATCAGATTTAAGAAGAGCAAGTATCGCATCGGATATTTACTCTATCGGTTGTATATTACATGACTTCGTAGGTACTGATGAAAGGATACCATGCGGAGAGATCAGTAGTGATACCAGCCCATACGCACATATTATGAGGGTATGCACTAGAAGAGACCCATCAAGGCGTTTCAAGAGTGTAGCTGCATTAAGGGATGCCATTCTCGGAATTGATCCTTCTACTATTGTACATCTGAACGCAGTAGTAACCACTTATACGAATGCTTTAGAAAATATTGCTCCTATGACTGTCGAGTCATGGAGAGAATTAGTCAATTTTATTGAAGACAATACTGCTAATGAAAATTCTCAAGCCATTTTCCAACGCTTATCGTTAGATAGAATAAATGAAGTTATTGCTCTTGATAGGGGATTAGCATCTAGATTAGGTGAGGCTTATGCTAGATGGGTTTCTGAATACTCATTTCCATTCGAGCAATGTGATGGGATCTGCAACCGTTTAGGACAATTTTTAAGTCTAAGTGATCTGAACTGCAAAGTTGAAGTATTAATCGCTATGCTTCTGATGGGAACTTCCCATAACCGATGGTATGTTGAACGTCGATTCGTCAGCGAGATCGGGCCATCAATGACACTTGAACTGGCTAGGCGGTTGGCGTTGGAAATGAGTATACTTGAAGGTAGAATGTGTTCGGCGATGAATCACCTCTACAGATCCATTGGTGTCACTCCTCAAGCGCTTCATCCGGAAATTATTGCTATGATACAACGAGTATGCCATTGATAAGTCAATACAAATATACTTCACAGGGTCCACGAACTACCAACCAAGATGCCATCCTGGTTGAACACATGCCTGGTTCAGGCCTTTTGTGCTGTGTTGCTGACGGTGTAGGCGGTAATCAAGGCGGTGAAACTGCATCCCATCTTGCTCTTAAAGTCATATCGGAAACTATCCGTGATGGTAATGGTGTTATCACTGTTGCAGAGTCTATCAAAGTAGCTCATGACGCAATTTTAAATGCAGCAAAAAATGACGAACTACTCACGGGGATGGCAAGTACAGTTACTGTAGTGCTATTGAATAATGAGCAATTATATGGTGCTAACTGCGGAGATTCTCGAACATATTTGTTAAGAGGGAATGGTATTAAGCAATTGTCATGCGACCACAGCGAGGTTGCCCGCCTTCTACGAAATGGAAAATTGACTAAGCAAGATGCTATTGATTATCCTAGAAAAAATATCTTGGATAGTGCTCTTGGTGCTCAAAAAAACCTTCAAATCCATGAATTTGAGATTAATTGCCTACCGGGAGATAGAATCGCATTATTATCTGATGGTATATCCTCTGTTGTAAGTAAAAAGGACTTTCGTGATTTATCAAAACAGCATAATTCTCTTGAGGATTTTGGTAAAAGTTTGATTAACTTAGTTAAAGAAAGAGAAACCAAAGACAATTACTCACTTATAGTCTTGGAAGTCTAATACCAAGCCCATGTGACCGCTAAAAGCGGTCACATGCACATAACCAATCTACTTAAAATTTGTACTCCCTGAATTGAATCACAACATCCCCAACACTTTCATTAACCTCCTTCATCCGTTCCTGTAGTGGCGTCAGTTCGTTCCTGACAAACACCTGACTCGCCTTTTCCACATCCCCAAACCCGCCTGTATTATTCGGGATAATCCCCATCATCTGCGGCGGAACGCGGTGGGCGCTGAGCAGATCATCACGGCTGGCGTTCTTGATGTTAAAGAAATCGTCTTTCGTTGCTACCTCGCTGAGCGGCACAATCTTGATGCCGTCCGGCTTACCATTGGGCGCGTAGAAAAACAGGTTCTTAAAATTCCCCAGCCCCTTGGTGTTATTCATTGCCGAGCGTAGCCGTTCGACATCGGTACCGCTTTGCGCAGCATCAGTCACATACATGATGTAACCCGCGTGCGCGCCGTTCTGATAATACTTGCGCCGGAACAGCGTCGCCGACTCGTTCAGCCAGGCCGAGTTCAATGAGCTAATGTATTCCGGCAGGCCGTACATTTCCTGATTGATATCCGGCTCCAGCAGATGAAATACGCTACCCGGTTCAAAGCGGTGTGGCTCTTTAAATGACTGCACGAACCAGTAAACATCATCCTCTACCCCGCGCCGGGTATATTTGGCCGGGCTAGACTCCAGCCGTAATAAGCCCCCTACCCGATTCAGACGCTTTTCCAGAAACGCATTACCGAACACCAGATAATCCAGTACAAAGCGGCTAAAATCCTGCTGATTCAATAGCGGGTGCGGGATAAACGTGCTCACCAGAATGTTACGTTTCACGTAGATTGGTGAGCTGTGATGTACCGCCGCACGCAGGCTTTTAGCCAGACCGCTAAAACTGATCGGCGGCTCAATCCATCGGCCATTATGGATGCATTCGGCATAGTCCAGAATGTCGCGGCGATCCAGAACGGCGGACGGTTCACCGAAGGTGAATGCTTCTATCGGCTGTGCCTGGCTGACGGCTGCCGTTTGTGGTTTACGGTATTTGCGCTTTTTCATTCGTTAAAATCCAAAATGCTGACAGGGACATGACCGTTAATCGCGGTCAGGGGTTCGTTTAACAGCGCGTGCATGGTTGCCCATGCCACATCGGCGTGGCTGATTTCCTCGCTGCGGCTGGCTTCATAGGTGGTACGG